GCCCAGTGTGACCCGTCGGCGGCCGGGATGACGGCGGCCGGCGTGACGGTCGCCGGCTCGAGCGGCGCGGCCTACGACATCGTCCTCGTGGGCGAAGGGACCGTGGCGTGATCATCGGCCAGATGCGGGAGCGCGTGGCGATCAAGGCCCAGACGGAGGTACGGAAGCCGTCTGGCGAGACGGTCATGGACTGGGATACGACCGTGGCGACTGTATGGGGGAGCGTCAATGGCCTGTCGAGCCGGGACATCCTCCAGGCCCAGCAGGCGAACGTGATCGCGACGCACCGACTCCGCATCCGCTACCGGAGCGACGTCACGCACCTGAACAGGCTGGTGTGGCGCGGCCGGACGATGGAGATCGCCGCCGTCGTGGAGCGAGACAGCCGCACGGCCCTGGAAATCCTGGCCCGCGAGGTGCAGTGATGGCGATCCAGATCGACGCAACACAGCCGCGCGACTTCGGCGGCCGATCGGCCCGGCAGATCGTCGAGGGATTCGTCAGCATCCAGACCGCCGGCGCTCGAGAGATCGCCAAGGAGCTGGAGCTGATGGCCCTGCGGGCGCAGCGAGACCCGGGGCAACTCCGCGCGAAGGCCGTCAAGAGGGCGTCGGAGATTCTGGTCAAGGGCTACCGCTCCAAGATCAACAACGTCACCGACAACCTCTCCAAGTCCATCGCGACGCGAATCCGGCAGTACGACGGTGCGACGGTCGCCATCACCGGCCCGCGAGTCACCGGCGCGGTCGGGGCCGACCCAGATATGGGGAGCGGCAACCATGCCTGGCTGGTCGAGTTCGGGACTGGCCCCCGCCGCCCCGGCACGCAGGGCCGTCGCACCTACATCAACGTCCACCAGATGATCAATGGGAAGATGAACCGGGCCGGCACGTTCAACGACAAGCAGTTCGCCAGCATGAGCCGCGGATACTACTTCCTCATGGGGTCGAAGAACGAGCGGACCAGGCAGGCGAAGGCCGGCAGCGGCGGCGACCATGACTTCTGGACGCCGAAGGGCGGCGGAAAGCAGCGGCCGGTCACGCTTCATCCTGGCGAGACGTACCGCCCGATGCCGGCGAAGCACCCGATGGAGAGGACGATCTCCGAGAACTCCTCGGCCGTCCTGGCCGCGCTGATCGCGAACATGCGGAACTACATCGAGGAGCTTCAGTGATCACGAAGCCAGAGGACTACGTCTACTACCGGCTGACGACCTCCCCACAGGTCGCCAGGCTCGTCGGGTTCAACGTCTACCCGATCGCCGTACCGAAGTCGGCCGGCTTCCCGTTCGTGGTCTACAAGCGGCAGAACATCATCCGCGAGGCCAGCCTGGCCGGGCCGATGTTCATGCCCCTCCTCTCGATCCAGATCGCCTCTTGGGCGCTCACCCACGACGCCGCCCGGGAGTTGGGGGACGCCGTCCGGCTTGCGCTGGATGGCAACACCGGCACCGCTGCCGGGGCTACAATCCAAGATATGAGGCTCGTCAGCGAGACTGACGACTTCTTGGACCCGACGGCCGTGGGAGCACAACTCCCGCCGGCTTACGAGGTCCGGCAGTTGTACCAGATCAGGTGGCAGGAAGCCGCCGACTAACCCTACAGGTCACGACATCGGCGCAAGGAGGCGCGACTCATGGCAGGCGTTTCGGCACAGGGACTGACGTTCTCGTTCGGCGGCTCGAACCTCACCGTCACCTCGGTCCAGGTCAATGACACGCAAGACCTCATCGACGGCAGCCACCTGGGCATCGCCCCGAACGGCCGCCGGGAGTACGTCGGCGGCTTTGCCACCGACCGTGAGGTGCAGATCGACTACATCTCGACGACGATCCTCACCGCCGGCGTGTCGGGCAGCCTGTCGATCTCCGGCCCGCTCTCGTTCAGCGGCAACGCGACGATCGCGTCGTCCTCGATCGGCGGCTCCGTCGGCGCCCTTGTCAGCGGGAGTGCGACGTTCCGAGTCGCGTAAGCGATGGCGGGATTCGCAGCCCACGGGGCGACATTTACGTTCATTGGCTCCCGCGCCACATTCTCAGGTGCGGTCGTCGGAGTCAATGTCGAGACGCCAACCGCAGAGGTCGTGGATATGACCTCTGTGGTTGACGCTCCCGGCGCAAGCGTGCTCGTCCCGACTGGCGAATGGAGCGGCGCCAGCATCTCCGTCGACTTCATCGTGACGTCGTCCTCCGACATCACGCAGGCGGTTCGCGGCGTCGGACCCCTGGTATTTGCGTCCCCGCGATGGAGCGTGGCTGCGCGAGTGATTCTTGAGTCTGCCAACGTGGAGGCTCGCGTTGGCGATGTTGTTCGTGGTTCTGCGAAGTTTCGTGTCACTGATTACCAAGGAACGTGATTCATGGCTCTGAGCAAGGCGAAGATTCTGGCGGCGAAGGACGTCAAGTTGTCTGAGGCGGTCCCGGTCCCCGAGTGGGGCGGCGACGTCCATATCCGCACCATCAGCGGGACGGAGCGTGATCGATTCGAGGAGGCGTACAGCGAGCAGAAGATGAAGGCGTTCCGCGTCCGCTTCCTCGTGATGACGCTGGCCGACGACAACGGCGAGCGGCTCTTCGGTGACGCCGACATCGACGCCCTTGGCGACAAGTCCAGCGTCGTGATCAACCGCCTGTTCGACAAGGCGTGGCAGCACAACGCCTTCACCGACAGCGCGGTGGAGACGCTGGGAAACGATTCACCGACCGCCCCGAGCGAAAGTTCTACTTCGACCTAGCCTTGGCGCTGGGCCGGTCGGTGCGAGAGTTGCTCGAGACGGTCGACTCGCAGGAGCTGTCGGAGTGGTTCGCGTACCAGCAGCGGTGGCCGCTGGGGAACAGTTGGCAGCAGACGGCGAGGATATGCAGGACGATCATGGCCGCGTCGGGCAACTACAAGCGAGTGCCTGACGAGGATGTGTTCATCCCGGCACAGAAGCGACCGAAGCAATCGCATGAGTCGATGCTGACGGAACTGATGAAGTTGAAGCAGCCTCAAGGATGAGACGATGAGCCGTCGCGGGTATCTCGGCAAAATCTCGGCGATCCTGACGGCAGACTCCAAGGGGCTGTCCCGCGGCCTGAGTAACGGCGCCAAGGACGTCACTCAGTTCGCGAGGAAGATTCAGAGCACCATCTCCGGCGCCACGAGCCGCGCTGGCAAAGAGTTCGACAACATCTTGACGCCGTTGCAGAAGTTGCAGCGGGCGCTCAAGTTGGGCGTCGGGCAGAATCTCAAACTCGTCAACCAGCAGGAGGTTCAGGCGATCCGGCAGTTTGCCGAGGCCGCCGAACGGATTGCCAAGCCGGTGTCGCAGGCCGCGAAGGACTTTGCCGGCCTGTCGGCGCAGGTGCAGAGGAACTTCGCCCCAGCCCTCGAGTCAGCGCAGAAGGCCGCCGAGCAGCTCCGCGTATCTCTCGGCAGCGGCGCCAGGGTGAGCGAGCGTGACTTTGCCAACCTCGAGGCGAGGATCAACCGCGTCGCACAGGCCGCGACTCGCCTGCGAGAGGCGGGCCAGACGGCCGGCAGCCTGGCGTCGGGGCAGGAACTCCGTTTCCAGCAGCCTGGATTCGTCCAGCAAGCTGCCCGCGCCGCGGCACTTCAGCAGCAGGCGGCGTCGCTGTCGCCGGATCAGATACAGGGCGGCGGCGTGGCGGCGCTCGTCGGCCAGCAGCGGCAGGCGGCCCAGGAGGCACAGAGCCTCCTCTCCACGCTCGAGCGTATCCGCATCACGCGAAACGGCGACGCCCAGGCGGCAGAGGCGGCGTACAACCGCCAGGTGGCCGGGTTGCGAGAGATCAACGATCAGTTGGAGCAGGAGATCACACTGTCAAGACAGGCTGCGGCGGCAGCGCAGCAACTCGCCGACGCGCAGAATAGATTTGATGACGCAGAGCGAGATAGGCGTAGCGGTGTGACCGCCCGCAGGAACGCAAACGCCTTCGAGGACGCGACGGCCGGCGTCATGGAGCGGCAGCGACCGACCGTGAGCGGATTCGGCCCTGTCGTCCGCACGATGGAGTCGGAACTCGCCCGCGCGAGGGCTTTGCAGGAGCAGTTCCGGGCGCTCCCAGCGGAAGCACAGCGACAACTGGAGGAGCAGAAGAGGCGATTTGACGTTGTAGCGAATGGGGCCGAGGGTGGCGCCGTATCGCTTGGGGTGCTCGCCGCCGCATCCGACAGGCTGGAGGAGTCGCTCCGAGGCGTGAACGAGCAGTTGGATGCGCAGGCAGCCGCTCGGCAGAGGGCCATTGACGCGTCTGGGCTGCTAAACATCGACCAGCGCGAAACACGCCTCCTTGACAACGAGGGGCGAACATCAAACGCGGGAAGTCCAGCCAGAAGGTTCACCGACGCCATCGGTGGCGAAATCGGCTCGGTGCGTCGCCAGTTGGAGGAACTCCCCGGCCTCGCCGCAACCCTTGGTCCCCCGGTGGACAATCTGACGACGCGATTTCAAAACCTCGCCCGCGAAGGCATCGGCACGACGGCAGAGCAGTTGCAGGGAGTCAGGAACGAGGTTCAGGCGATTCAGGCGGCGATCACGAGCCGCGGCGACATCGGCCAGCAGTTTCTTGGGCGTTTCGGCGGCGCTGGTGCGGCTGGGCTAGACCTCGGCATCGACACGAGGTCACTGAACGCGATCGGGGCGCAGATCGAGTTCACGCAGGGGAGGCTCGCGAGCCTGGCGGCCCAGCAGCGCGGCCCCTCAGTGGCCGCGCTTGAGGCTTTCAGGGTTGCGGCATTCAGAGCATACAGCGGCCTCGAGGAGAACGCGGAGCGGGCTGCGGCCGAGGTCGCTAGGACGCGAGAGGAATTGATCCGCACCGTCACTGCGGCCGACCCGTCTCTGGGGTCTTTTGGCCGAGATTTCGCTCGCGTCGGAGACGTAGCCCGCGGCGCGTTCGGAAATGCTGGACTCGCTATCCAGCAGGCCGCGTTCGCCGTAGAAGACTTTTTCAGCGTCACTGGCGGTCTTGACCAAAGGATTCGCGCGGCCGGGAACAACCTGTCGCAACTTGGCTTCATCCTCGGCGGAACGACGGGCCTGATCGTTGGCATCAGCAGTGCCATTACCGCCCAGTTGGTTGCCGCCTTGATCAAGTGGTACAACGCGGGCGTTGACACCGAAGACCAGTTGAAGTCTTTGAATCAGACGCTTGAGCGGCAGAAGTCACTTGCAGAGTCGCTTGCGTCGGCCTACGACGCCGTGGCAGAGTCGATCGAAAGGGCTGGCGGAAGCAGGGCCACGCAGCAATTACGCGACCGCGACAGGGCGCTGGAGGAAATTCGTAATAAGCAGGACGAGCAGCGGCGCGAGCGCATTGCATCGGTCGACCGTGATGTGCAGAGGGAGAGGGGGATTCAGTCTGCCCGCCAGCGGGAACTCGAGAGAGCGACCGACCCCGGCGAGAGGGTGCGGTTGCAGAGAGAAATCAGAGATTCTAGAGAGCGGGAGCGTCGCTTCGCCGACGCGGCTGTCGCGCGGCCTGGGATTGCAGCGGAGCAGGCTGTTGCCGGAGTTGCAGACTCAAGGCTGGCAACGGCAAGGGCGGAAATCGAAGCCGTGGCTCGGGCAATG